ATAGTTTGACCTTTAATTGTTAAGTCAATATTCCCATCTCCACCATAAGTAACGTCAAACCTGACATTGACTCCCAAAAGTTTACAAACAGCTATCTCACCTAACATTCCAATATAGTGAACAGCAAAGTCACTTTGACCACATATCTTATTGTTTTTAATTTGCTTGTTGTCTAATCTAGCTTTTTTAACTGACTGCATAATTCCAACATTATGAGCAGCCAAGATTAAATCATTGGAGTCTAAGTCTATTTCCATTGGCTATCTTCCCCGCGATTGCCTAAAGTCCATTGTTCCCTACAATCTTTCTCTAACAACTGAGCCGCTCTATCTCCGCGTTTTTTGCGGACAATAGACAGGTATTCGATGGCTTTGTTTCTATCTTGAGTACGCCACTTTAATACCTGCCTGACTTCACATTGATGTCTGTGTAGTTCGCTGTTATCAGGCACGAAACGCTCCACGATTATCATAGTCTTTAGGCTGACCACCTTGCGTCTCTATGAACTGCTGGCTGTTATGCTCAAAGTACATCCCATAAAACTCCTCAGCTTCACCATTCCTTTGTTTTTGGCACATTAGAAACATATCAGGCTGCTTTTCGTCATAGTCCTCATTGTTGCGTCTAGCGTTCTCTTTCTTTTTATTTCTCCAAACCATGAATACATTGTCTACCTGATCTGCAATGCTTCCAGAACCCTTTAAATCGGTCTTGCCGGGCTGAATCTCCTCTGACACTAGCTTGCGTATGTGATGGACTAAATGAATGTGTACGTGATGATCTCGCGCTAATGCACATAGCTCGTCTACGAATGACTTCTGCTCGTTTAATGAGTCCTCAGCAACTACACACTTCATTAATGAGTCAATAAAGATATGCTGGATGTTTAGCTCAACAGCACAATACCTTGCCATTGCAATCGTTTTCTGTGGAGTCGTAGAACCTTGTTGGTCGTAAAGATAGAGATTATCTTCCATGAAATTAGTGAACCGTCCTAAAAGCCCACGAATGTAGCCTTCTTTGTCGTGAGTAAGCGGTATATTGATATTTTCACCTGCAAACTGCCTTAACATCCTAACGATAGTGGTAACAGGTTTCATCTCATAAGAAGCAATACAGACCTTCTTATCCTGCTTAATCAAACCTAACGCTATCTGACCTGTTACCAAAGACTTGCCGCCACCGTTCCCACCCGCATATACCGTAACCTCGCCTAATCGAAATTTAACGTCTGCGTGAGTTTTAGACCACGGCATTACAGCATCGTCAGTCTTTTGAGGATCAACGTAATTCTGGTAAATCTCGTCAAGCCAGTTAGTTGCTGATTTAACATTAGCCGATAAATCTGTATTTTTATAATACTTATCAAAATCAATATTCTCAGATTTAATTATTTGACGATCTTCAAAAAGTCGTTCCGCTATTGCAAAAATATTATCCGACATATTTAACTGCCTCCATTATCCTAGCCTGTGCTTTCTTCATTCGACCTCTATCTTCTTCCGATAGTGGTAATCCTTGTGCCATTGTGTAAGCTGCTACTGATACTACCCATGCTTCGAATTCGATAACTCTAAGCAAGTCTGTAGCATAATATCTTTTCTTAACTGGAGGCAAGTCTTTATTTGTGTCTGGAAATAAATCACCAATTTCCATACCAATTGCGCCCATTATTTCCTGAACGCTACAGTTGGCAAAGCATTTCATTAGGATACGACCATCGTCTAGTTCTCGTATCGCTAGGCTAGGAGACTTATCGCTATGAGCAGGACAGCAAGCTGTGTAGGCTCCGTTACGACCTTTAACCTTCTCTAGTCTGCTGAGTATGTTCTCTATCATTTCCACCCCATCAATGGCTTTTGAGTGGTTCCAGCTATTTCATCTTCCCATCGTTTAGCATTAAGCCAAGTAGCTGCATGAGGGATAAACTGCTGTTCTCGTTCAGATAACTTTTGATCTTTTACAGCTTTTGTTATTTTTACAATAAGATCATCGTTAGGCTTAATCTTTAGCCAAACCTTCTTAGCGCTTTCTTTAGAGACTTTCTTTGGGTAGATTTTCCAAAACTCATCAAATCGATCTATATATTTATTTATATGGGTTATGGGTATTGGGTTATGGGTAGCATCGATTTTCAATGCATCCGCATCATTAATTAATGCGTCCGCATTACGTTCGCTTTGCGTTTGCTTTGCATTCGCATTGTTTGCCCATCTAATTTGAGCAGCCAATCTAGCTTGTTCTGACTTGTTATAAATGTCATTAAGCACTTGATCGCATCGTTTATGGCGGTAAACATCTTGCTCTTTTACAAAGAAAGTATCCAAGATAATCTGAACTGAATCAGGATTAGAACCTATCTTAAATGCAAGTCTTTTAGCGTCATTAGGTAATGGTAATTCGGTATCGTAGTACATCCAGATTAGGCGTAAATAAGCCATAGTGTCTGAATCAGACAATGATGCTGTATCGCGCTGGAAGTCACCGATATGGTGTGGATAGAAATGCATATATGCCCTCTCAATGGCAATTCTCACAAAGTAGGTGGTATGGCAGGACGGTGAGAAATCGTCTTTTCGGGTTGCATTCCCTAGCCATTCCGGTAAATCCTCTAGGACTATAACGAAACTTTTCTCCTAGCGCAAGTCCTACAAATATCAGAGCTTCTAAATTGAATTGCTGATCGCGTCTGCTTGCAACTAGGACATTTCTGCATAGAGAAGTTATACATCGTTTTTACTTTGGTAACGGACGCTTGACTTGCAAGTTTTGAAACTTCGTCTTTCAATTAACTGACCTCTCGGACTAATAGTAGGTGGAAATGTTTTAAGTGGCGTAAATGGTACAGGTTCTCTAGGTGGGACTAGGTTCTTATCTACCTCAAATACAGCAGGTACGCTTTTATAAATTGGGAAGAATACATCGCCAATTTGGTTAATACAATACAATTTAGCTAACTTTTTAAGGTCGCGTATAAGAAACATAGTATCAGCAGCACCTAACATTCCATGCTTTTCTACTAACCTTTCTATGGTAATACCGCCTGATTTATTGACTATTTCTATAAGTTTTTCTCTACGACTACCTATTCTTGGAACGTACATAAAATAATTTCTAAAGTTGTTGACAGACAAGATTACATCGTTTAATGTTGAACCGTAGCAACACAATATCAACCCACTAGGAGAATACTATGAATACAAATAAATCAGCAACAGTTCGTACAGTTTCTAAAGGTAGCCCATTCACAGACCAATACGATCTTATCGTTGAAGTCTTAAAAGATGGTGAGTGGACATACTATCAAGGCTTTAACACTCTCTCTAACGATTACGCATATTCAGAAGCTCGTGCAGCAGAAAATCGTGCAAAGGCTGAACAATTGGGGAAATGCAATGCCTACTAATTTTGATGAAACTTTAGAGCAACGATACGAACGAGAATACTTAGATATGCTTGATATGTATGCAGAAATGACTCCATATCAAATATTCCAAATGTCAATTGAACTTAATAATGCACTAGCAAAGGTACAAGAATATGAAAACAGAGATGCACAATTGGGAAGTTGCGGAAATTGTTTATGCGCTAAGACTGTTAGCTGACAACTTAGACAAGAAGCCACGCACTACTCAGGAGCAGGAAATACTAGACATAGCTTACGAGGCATTGTTAGTAGCTCCTAGAGAAATCCACGAACTTGTTAATATTTTAGAATCAAATGATAACTATGAATAAATTGCTTAACACTAATGATTATTTTGCTAAACATCCTATACTTTGTGGTGTAATAATGGTTCTTCTATACATTATTGCAGGATCAATATGACAGATGAAAAGAACATTTTATACAAGAAAGACTATGTTACAGCCGCTAAGACGGACATTAGAAAGACTTTTGCTAAATTTAGAAAGGAGCAAAAACAGACTGAGAAAATATCTTCTATTGAGAAAACACAATCTACCAATGTGGTTCAGTATAAAAAATTCAGATAAATAAATAGGAAATTAATATGAATAACGACTATCAATTACAAGAGCAACACGAGCAACAGCAATGGCTTGTATATAGCAAGCTGCAAAAAGCCAGAGTTCTATTACAAGAATTACCACTAAAGAAATCAGGCTTTAACTCATTTGCTGGATTCAAATACTTTGAACTAGCAGACTTCTTACCTAGCATTAACGTCATCTTTGACAATCTTGGCTTATGTTCAGTATTTAGCATTAGCGATGATATGGCTACCTTGCGTATTTTTGATTCAGAGCATGGTGGCGTAATTTATTTTAAAAGTCCTGTTGCTGATACTGTATCTCGTGTCGTAATTGAAGGTGGCAAATCTCCAGCAATTCAGGCTTTGGGCAGTTTGCATACCTATTTAAGACGCTACCTGCTGATAAATGCTTTGGAGCTTGTCGAAAATGACATAGTAGACGCTACGATCAAGAAAGACGAACCAAAATCATCCAAGCCTATTACTGTAGATGTATTTGATAGTTTAGATGACGAGACTAAAGAACTCATAGAAAACATAGCTATGGATGTACGTATGCTTATAGGACGTAATGATATGCAGGGAGTCATTGATTACATTAATCTGCAAGAGTTTGATGCAGATACTAAGACAGCATTCTGGAGTAGGTTAGATAGTAAAGAGCGTAGTGCAATTAAGAAATTTTCAACAGGGAAATAATATGACTGAATACGATAATACTGATAGAGGAGTTCTCTACCGCAATGAGAATAAAACGAGTGAAAACCATCCAGACTATTCAGGTAGCGTCAATGTATCTGGTACTGATTATTGGTTATCTGGTTGGCTTAAAGAGAGCAAGAAGGACGGTAAGAAGTTCTTTAGCTTATCGGTACGCCCAAAGAATGATTCAACGAAACCTGTAAATAAGCCTGTTAAAACGGCTGAACCTGACGACTTTGACCAATCGATTCCTTTTTGATAACGATCTCGCAGCCCGTGGTGGGCTTTTAACAGGGGCTTCGGCTCCTGTCTTTTTATTCGGAGTAACTATGCAATTACTAGACGCAATTAAAGAGCAGTACAGCATTAAGAATGATGCTGAACTTAGCCGTACATTAGACGTACCACCGCCTACGATAAGTAAGATTAGGAGTGGTCGGGTCAACGTATCAGCAGACATAATCTTACGCATCCATGAAGTTTTAGGTATGCCTGTTGCAGACATTCGCGCATTGTTATGAAAGTGTTAATGTACGTAGTAGCCATATTAGGGGCTTTGTGGCTGTTTTCTGGCTTGGTTACGGATAGGGTACAGGCATCCTATAAAAAAGGCTACAGGGACGGTTTTAATGCGTTTACGGTGGATTCTCAATGTGCTGCATGGCTAATGAACTCTGATCTTAAAGAAGCTAAAGAAAGAATCTGCAAATGACTAATGAAGATAAATTCTTTGAATTATGGCTTAGTAGTAAAAAAGTTGAAAGTTCCTCATTTGTAACTGATACACCTTTGTATTGGGCATGGCAGGGTTATTTATTAGGAGTAAAACAAGAACGTGAGGATTGTGCATCTTTATGCGTAGAAATGACTAAATGGCATAGCGAATTAGTAACTGCTGCATACGAAACTGCTGCTGACGCTATTCGTGCTAGGAGTGAAAATGAATAACGATCAATTCTTCGGCTGGTGGAATGGAGACGATTTAACTCCAGACAATGATTTCCCTAAAGATAGTCCTATATGGTGGGCATGGGAAGGCTGTCAAGCTGCATTGCGCGAAATGAATAAAGAAGCTGAGAAGAATGGGGAGTCATTATGAAATGTTTACGTTGTGGAGAAGTTAATCCAGCAGAAATACACACGTGTACACCTAAAGAGTCTTTTGAGTATTGGAATGCTGTAGAAGGATGGGTAACGATTGAAGAAGTTCGTCAGCATTTTGATACTGCTGGTTGCGGAACAATTTATAAAACTGGTGGCGAAGGTCGAGTGCCGCTTTACACAGCACCACAGCGCGAATTGGTAGTGCTGACGGATGAGGAAAAGAAAGTTATATGTCAAGAAGCAGCCAATGAGGATTGGACTGACTTAGACGTTATAAATGCTACAGAAGCCAAGTTAAAAGAAAAGAATAATTAGTTCAATGTTTTTCTAGCGGCTTCGTATTGACTGTAGCATTGTTTAAGACTGGCTCTGAGTTCGTCTGCTTCTCTAGCGATCCCGATAAGAATAGCCCCATCCTCTCGGTAAAGCTCTTTTCCGGTACAGCCATCTTTTCCATTACCGGCAGTCGTGGACACTCCACTACTCTCGGTGCGGTTGGGACGGTGCTGCAAGCTGTTAAGCAAAGCGGTATTACGAGCATTAGCTTCTCTAAGTTCACGGTTCTTGTCCTCTCGTAGCTTGTCTGCATTACCTTGCATTACCTGTTCTTTTTCCCGCATTGCAGCCACATTAGCAGCGTATTCCTCAGCTAACTTAGCTTTTTCTTTATCCCATTGAGCCTGTACTTTAGCTTGACCAGCCTCATCACCTTGCCAATGACCTGCACCATAAGCAAAGACTACCGCTAAGACTGATCCAGCTATGAAGTACGGATTCATCGTCCTAAAAGCCCAGGAATTTGTATTTGAACTGGTCTGCCTTTGCCCGGAGGCATATTTGCACCAGCATAAATTCTAGCCATTGCATAAGGGTCTAATGTATTAACTACATAATCACCACGACTTAAAGCATTGTTAAGTCTACTTTCTGGCAACTTGTTGAAGTCATACATATCAGATACAGATACATTGCCACTCTTAGGATCAACTTTGTAATTGAATTGCCCTAATGTAGTTCTAATATTTTCATAAGGGTTTTTAGCACCAGATGAAACACCGGCACTTTGTGATAACTCTGATGGTTTCACAAATTTTTGATAGTCCTTGTACTGAATATATCCATCTGTGGCATTAGGATTAGCTAATTGCTTTGCTTTAATTAAATCACCAATCCTTTGTAACTCATCCATATTAAAACTTTTTTCAGTTATTGGACTTGTTTGGTCATCTGCAAAAGTTTCTAAATATAGTCGTTTATTAGCTGGCATTTGACTACGGTCAGCAATAGCACCATAGCCTTTAATACCAGCACCAACTAACATATTTGTTAATGATTTTAAAAAATCGTCCATTTAATCCTCACTTGGTAGGAACCTTAGTACCTTCTAATTTCTTATGAACCTTAATAGTTTTACAGACTTGCTTGCCTTTCTCATCGTGGCATACCTTCTTCATCTCACCACCAGCAAACGCAATAAGTGGAATAAACGCAATAAGTGCAATCAATGATTTCATTTAAATCTCCGGTTGTGGTGCAGCAGGTGGAGCAGGTTTACCGCCGAATCCTAATGAAACAGCAGGAGCAGTTGATACAGGCTCTATAGTAGGTTCTTGACGTTTTTGTGTTGAAATTGGCTCTGGAGGCGGTGTATAAGGCTTGTTTGCCGCATCAATAGATTTTGATCTTAAATCTTTATCGTCGCCAGCTAACATAATCCCCGACAACGTACCAGTCAAAAAGGTAGCAACAGGAATGATAAGCTCAAAAAATTTGTTATCAACTGGACTCATCCCATTCATCGGTTGAGTGACGAAAATCAAACTGTATAAAACAACAAACACAATACCGAATAACGTCAGCCCAAGAATGATGCCGATAAAAAACTTTAGCCTAGCGTTTAGTTCTTCAGTAGTGTATTTTTCTTCAGACCATAATTGTTTAATCATTTGCAATCTCCTTTAGCTGGAGTTTGTTGTGTTTTAGGTTGACTAATATTTCCTGCCTTATCTTTTTCATAATGGCGTAAATCCTCAGGACAGGTTCCATTTGCACTACAAAAAGGTTTCTTGCACTCAATTGAATCCCAATTAACAGGATTTTGGCAAGGATACCTGTACCTTTCTTCACAAGCACTAAGCACCAAGCACATGGAGAGCATGGTCATAATGTTTCTTACGATCTTCGAGTCCAATTGTGCCCCCATTAATGCGTTTAGTTAATGTAAGAATGTCGCCAGCATCAGCCCATTGATTGAGTTTATTTGTCTCCCAAAACCAGCAAGCAGACTGAGCAGCACCTTCAAAGGTAGCTAGATACTCAGGCACATCGTTAATATCCATCTCTAGTGAGTCTGCAAAGGCTTGATAATTTGAACGCCCAGTTAGCTGGATAAGACCTCTGCCAATCCAACGAGCAGGATCACCACTAGACTCGTCACCATTCCCCATCCGACTAGCGTAAACACGATTTGCAATAGCTTCTTGTTTATTAGGCTTTGAGCAATACTGATTAGCCAATGCATCGGTCGGAAAATATTTAGGGAAGATTTTTCGTAGTGTTGCTGGTTTATAGTTTAGATTCTCTTTAAGAACCATAAAGCCACCAGACTCATGAGCACATTGCGCTACAAAAGCAGCAATACGATTAGGAGTATTAATATCGTAATCAGTAAGAAGTTGAGATAAAGCACGATGCCAATGTTCAACGTAAGGGTTCTTCGGTAGGAGCTGTTTGAGCTGGCTCAGAGTTAGCATTTTTATCCTCTAATTCACGCAATATTAGGTTACGTAATCGTCTCATTCGGTCTATTTCAACGATAGCAGCATTAGTCGCATTGTTCATATCCATGTACATCAAGCCCATAACAGGCAATGCAATCACTAACACAAAACACAAGACCACCACGGCGATGAGTAAGCTCCACGGTACGTCGCGCTCATCCTTATCATTATCATTAGCCATACGAACCACAATGTTATGAACAGCACCGCGAGAACTGATGTCATTTGTTTCTTTATTCTTTTTCTTATATTTTCCCGTTGGCATTTTGCTATATTAGCCAATCTAAGTTCTTCAGCGTGAGCAATTTCCTGTTCTTTGACAATCTTCTCTACTGTCTTTTCATACTTGTGCCACAATGAGCCGAGTTCTGGTGGAGCCGAATACACCATCATTTCACGTAGCTCTGCCATCATAGAATCAACTCTGGCTTCAATAATAATCTTACGCAATGCTCTACGACCTACTGATTCTTCGCCTTTATACGCAGTCTTAATCTGTATTTCTTCTGCTAATAAAGCCTTACCTAATTGATCTTGTGCATCTAATAAAGCACCAAGTTGATTACCAATGTCAGTAAATACATCGTTAGGATCAGCCTTAGCTATCTCCTGAACTCTAGCTACTTCCTCGTTATATTGAATCTTCTGTGCTGGAGTAGGGTTCGGTATCTTATGAAACTGAACCTTTAAATCATCGAGCACTTCCTTTACATCACCAGCAGCATTCTTAATATCTTTGTATAACTGACAGCCCTTCTTTACAGCCGCTACAGCAGCATTAGCTAACGCTAGAAGTGTAAGTGGGTCCACATCACTTTAATGAGCCGTTACCAGCCATCCAGATCATGAGACCTAAAGCACCAGCACCAACAATCCAGAATATCTTCTTTACAACCGACCGACCTACTTCTTCATAGATGCGCTTAAACGCTACCTCAGCAGCACGTTCAGCAATATGGTCAATCTGCTCATCAGTAAGTTGTATTTTGTCCATGATTAGGCTTTCATGATGTAGCAAAGAGCATAGTAAGGAGGCAAGTTAGCGTTAGTGGCAGAATCACCTGTTGAAGCTATAGAAATGCCTGTGCTTGCGCTTTCTGTTGGTGATAAGTTTCTTGATGTCGAGTATCCAGTAGCCGCAGAAATTGGAGCACCACCATTATCAGTACCTGCTTGCGCTGAACCTAATTTTTGTAGTCCATGATCGTGTCCTGAATCATTAACGGAGTGAGTATGGCTAACAACAATAGCATTAGCAGAACCACCAGTAGCACCTACGCCATAAGTAGAACCTGCTCCTACTATAAAACGATTACGAAGGTCTGGAGTTGAGTTAGAGCCATTACATAAGTACCAGCCACTAGGAATAGCAGAAGAAGAACCAGACCATATAATTATGCCACCACTAGGAATACCAGCAGATATGGCTGTAGCCACATAAGCAGTCGTAGCTACCTTAGTAGAGTTATCATTTGCCGATTGAGTCGTAGCAGTAGCTGATGCGCCTAACGCTACAGTCGAGCTAAATACAGCAGCACCAGAGCAGGTAAATGCACCACCCACAACAAAGCCATCAGCGTCTGAACCTGTTTGCTGATCTTTAAGCTGTGCCATTAACTCGCGGATAGCGTTGTTAATACCTGATGGAGCACAGCCCTCAGCTATGTTAATGCCTCCAATATCTGTGTTATTGGATGCGGTAGCACTATATTCAGAAATTTTGTTCTTTGCCATGATTATTGCCCATATATCTGTTGAAGTTGCTCAGACGTTACGTCTAAAGGAACTTGTGGAGAAATTAAACCTCTACCACCAGTAATAGCTGGAACAGGTATTTGTTTTGGAACTGGAGCACCTAAACGCATCATATCTGCTAGACGTTCCACAGACTGACGTCTTAATGCAGTAGCACCTAATCTTGATAAACCAGCACCAGCAGCTAACGGTATTCCAATAGTAGGCTCATAAATTGACGCACCACCAGCAAATGCACCACTAACAGGACCTGTAGGAGCAAATCTACCAAAGAATTTTAATAGATTTTGAGCAGTTGTACCTTTAGCAGCAGCAGTAATTTCAGCTTGTTCAGCTTTAGTAAATAACCGCATTTTCTTATCATTCTTAGCCAACTGACGAAGCTGTTGTGCCATAGAGTTTTCAGCACCAGATGCAGTAAACTTACTTTGATCTAACTTAGCATTTTCAAGCATAGTTTCAAATACGTCAGCTTTCATCAGCTTAGAATATTCTCCTCTAGCTTGTTGCCAAATAGCAGTCCCTGTTTTTGTATTAGTACCAAGAATATCGCTAGCAGGAGCATTAGCTACATAATCATCAAATCGATCTTTAAGTATTGTGGCTAAACGTCTTTCTGATGGGTCAATACTAGCTTGAGCACCTTGAATTACCTTACGCAGAGCCTGTAACTCTGTAAAATCTTTAGGCATTGACGCATCTGTAAGTTCTTTAAAAGCTGCTTCAATCTTAGGATAAGCAGTAGGCGTATAACCATCTTTACGAAGATCAGTAGCTACGGCAGCCATTTTCTGTGTGAATCTTGGTGTGCTAAACGCAATACCAGCCTGTTCAGCTTGTTTAAACAATTGACTAGATTTTGCAGCTAAATCTTCAGCAGTAGGACCAACTCTAGGACGAGCACCAACGCCAAATGCAGCACCAGTTGCAAGACCAGCACCAGCACCGGCTAACGGTC